GATGGAGTTGACGCTGGACCTGCTTTTGCTTTGTCTAGTTTCTCGAAACCACCTATTGCTTCTGCAATTGCTCCAGAAATAAGAGCAATGCCTTTAACAATACTTTTAAGGCCCCATAACAATCCAGTAAACTTCAAGAAGTTCCAAGCAAGAAATGCTACGCCAACAGCAGCAATTGCCCACCATAACGTATCCATACCAATGCCGAGTTCGGCAAGTTGAGTTTTAATATATTCAAATGCAGTCTTGGCAGATTCATATATACTACCAAATGAACTAGCCTTAATCTTCTCATCAACAAACTTCATTACATCATCGAATTGTCCTAGGTAATCGCCAATGATTGAGCCCTTTCCGCTCATCCATAGGACAAGATCCATAATGCCAAATGTTAGGATAGCTAGAGCAGCGCTCATCATAATAAAGCGAGCGCCTAGTTTAGCTGCCCACCATAGTCCAGACTTCAAAGATCCAACGAGCTTAATGCCAATGGCCGTAGCGGCCATTGCGCCGATGAATTGGATTGTGTTAGAGAGACCACCAAAAGCTTTGATTACTTTATCTATGACATTGAATACTTGATCAAATGCAGTAACAATTGCATGAGCAACTACAGAAGTTACCTCTTGAACTTTCCATATCTCAGAGGATAGCTTTGCGAACCTATTCCAAACAATAGTGAAAGCTCGTGCTATTGTAAGCGGCGTCTTAGCAAAATCTTTATTGAGGGTGGTAAGGTTTTTACCAAGAGCATTAATGATTACATCAGCAGTAAGCTTACCATTTTTCGCCATCTCAAATAGAGTTTGGCGGGATACCTTTCCCAGACCGCCCATGCCTTCAATAATGGCATTGACTAGATCTGGCGCTTCATCCGCAATAGCGCCCCATTGTCTTATACCAATGGCGCCACGTCTAAAACCTAGATTGATTGAGTTTAATACTTCAGCTTGTTTACCAGCATCAAGCTTGCCAACACGAAATGCTTTGTATAGATTTTCAACCGTGCCCAGTAGCTGATCTTGAGTTACTTTTGATTCTTGACTTTCATTAGCGAACTCACGATACGTGTCAAGAATGTGGGTGTATTCGTTACCAGTTCTTTGTGCTACTTCAAATAGTTCTCTTTGGGCCGCAGCTACATCATCGCCAGGGCGCGCCAATCTAGCAATTTGGCCTTGTAGCTTATTTATTTCTTTACCAGCTTTAGCTAAATCATCAACTAGTTCAATTACTTTATCGGCAGCGAAATAAAGGCCAACCAATTTACCCAAGCCCATAATAGTTGACTTGAGTGTATTGACTTGGGCATTGACTTTATCAATACCATCAGTTTCAAATTTGACTAATGTTACGAGTTCACGAACAATTGCCATTATGTTTTGCTCCTGGCGCGTTCGTGCTCTCTGTGTTCAGCAGCAGCACGCATATCCATTAGAGCATTAAGTTTCAGCAGATCTATAATGTCAACGTCCCCGCTTTTTACTTCTTGAATAGAAACTAATCCCTCAAGTATTGGTCTCCATATAAACAATTCCTCTTCAAAATCTTTCCGCAGAACGCCTATTGGTTCTCCGCCGCTGCTTGCGGGCCCAGTCCAATAAGGGTTCTGCCTTGCATAAAAAGCTTTTCGTAATTATACCTCAGCACCTCAACAGTCAATTTGATTACGTCAAACACATCATCAGTTGCTCTATTCAGAGCACCTTCATCGAGTTGAACAGGAGGTTCAGCTTGAATAGAAACCGAAACATAATCCTTATTCAAAACAGTTTTGACAAGGCCAATGAGAGACTTACCATCAAGGTTAGTGGAGATCATTTCCACAGCCTTCATAGCAGCATCCATTCTTGTTCCGTCTGCTTGGCCAGTATCATTGGCCTCCATTAGAGCGGCAATGGGAGGCAAGAACTTCTTCTGAACCTCCCCCAATACTTCCAAAGACAGAAATGGATCGAAACGACGTATGTAAAATTTACTCCCATTATCCAATTCAAATTCATGTCTACCAGCAGCCACGATTTACTCCTACACTAGATAAACGCTGGGCGCTCCCGTTTCGATCTGCCAAGCTCTTGTGGAGATTTCTTTACTGAACTCTACATCCGCTGGTTTAACAACCCATGCTTGTGAAGCCATGAACAAAGTTTCACCACACAAGTCTTGGACAAGTATAGGCCCAATTGTTCCGCCACAAGTAAGAGTATCCATTTGGAATAGTCCAGATAGATATGCATTCGCTGGACTAGTCTGCTGGAGCGAAATTGTTACTGTGCAGCGCCGATCAGTATTGATTGCTCTAGCAATCTCTCCATCAGCACCTACTGAGGTAACAATACCATCGGCGTTCATAGTAATATTGACGAATGTTCCGTCTGCAAATCCAGACATAGGGAAGCCATTCATTACTACAGTAACACGAGAAGGATTGTATGTCTTAACACCAGGCATCTATTGATCTCCCCTTATGCGATTACTGGAACGGAACCAACAGGCAGCGTCTCATAAGTCAGCGCGCCCTTGATTTCCACTACATGAATAGCACCAGCAAGTCTGGCAGTAAAGTAGACATCCTGCAGAACGCGGCTGGCCTTTTGGTTAGCCGAAATTGTTACTGCAAGAGGAACAGAAGTAGTGAAGCTAGGAATCAGTTCACCCTCTTCATTAACCTCAACAGGAGCAATACCGCCGCGCTCAACACCAAATTGTAGGGCTGCCACTAGATCAGCACGAATGATTGCGATGCCAGGATCAGTATATGGAATACGATTGTCAACCATTCTCTGGAAGATACGAACTTTGATTTCTTCGCACAACCAATCGCGGAAGCGAATCACATCGATCCATTCGCCACCAGCAACCTTTCCATTTTGGGTAATGGAAATGTTACGGAACGGTTCAAAGGTATTGCCGTTCTTATCACGAACATTCTTGGAGAGAGTTTCAGTAAGCTTGTTATATGTTACTGCTTGAAGCCGCTGATTAGCCCAAGTCTCCTGGCCCGGATATTTAGTGAAGCTCTTTACTGTGATTGCTACGTCAGGGAAATTATTAATGTTAGTGTCATACCACCAGGCAGTTCGGAAGTAATTCCCCGCCATTAGTAGGTGACCAACAGATGTCGTATCTCCGGCGGCTGGGCTAGAGTTAAGGACATTGCTCAGCACTGTAACGAATAGCTTCTCATTAGCCTCTGTCCAAGCGGCACCAGCAACAACTTTTGTTTCTACATGCTCGACATTACACCAAGCATACCAATCATTGTTCTCTGCCTTAATGGCATTGAGATCCACAGTTGGATCGGCAGCGCCAGTAGACAACCCAATATAGATTTGTGGAAGTCTAGGTATCTGAGAGAATGCTACAAGCGCAGCCTTATACAAGGCGCTGGAAGTAGTCACCCCATAGTCATCAACAAGCTGCTGGGCGTCAGTAATAATGCCCACCTTTGCTGTGCCGATAGGAGTGAACGTTCCATACAGTAGCAAATCAGAGAAAGTATTCTGTGCAATGTTCGCTGTCTGTAGCGAAATTTGCACATTAACGATACGATCAATATTGGCCATGATCTATCCTTGAGGTGTAGGTTCGATCCAATGCGGACCAGTAATAGTGCAATCATCGTGGTAGTCAGTTAGACTACCCTCATAGTCGCCGTGAGTCTCAACCTTAGCAATATCAGACAACGGTTCAGTATAGGACTCAGTATAGAAGAACTCAAATTGATATATGCCTCTGCCCTCGAATTGAGAATTGTTAACAATCTCTGGAACATAACCAATGAACAAACGTTGTCCTATTGACACATCTATTGTCGTCTGATACTCTACCATACTGGTTGTTTGAAGGACTAGTGCGAGTGTATTGATAGTGGAGAGAGATTCAATGCCATTGTAGACTTGTATATCTACAGTGGCCTTTCTCCAACCATATACTGTTTCGTTGAAGTAGGTATTTGTGGGACCGATATATATTACGTGATCAGGTATATCTACATTAGTAACATTGATTGTCATATACGGCTTAACTGGCCGAGGCATATTTTGATTCGCAAATATAATAGTCCAATTAGGCCCCAGTCTCCTGGCCGCCTCATTCATCATCTGATATAGTTTATCAATCAAGGAGCATGGTCCATTTCCATCTGCTCAATTACTTCGCAAGCGTAATATTTGAAATGGGATACTTGAGTTGAGCGGGAGCGACTCAGCATAGTGAAGTCTGCTTCTCCAAACAACAAGTATTGCGAACCATCATAGCAAATTATATCCCCAGCATAACGTTCTCGGCCAGGAGCAATCTCTTGATTAGCGCATCTCAGTCTAGTGTCCGTATATACTTTCACATAGCGCGCTGCCCTACGCCCATAGGGCGATGCCTCTATTCTAATCATTTCGCGTTCAGAGGGAACTTGTATCGTTGCAAATACAGTTATTGTTACGCCGCTATCATCAGCAAGTAT